GACCGTGGTCACGATCAGGCCTGCGGTCGCCTGCGAGGTCCAGAACTCGGTATCGGCGGCCCCGATGCCGTGCGCCTCGCAGAAGATGAAGCCCCGAGACGTCACCTGGACGTGGTTCGGCGTGGGCGCGCGCGTGACGAAGCCCTCGGCGAGATTCGCCTGCGCGTCGGCGCGTGCGTTGACCCAGAGGCCGGAGGCGTGCCGCACCGGAGCGAGCCGCAGCAGCCCGTGTGCCGTCTGGGTGAAGGTCTGGGTGTTCATGGCCGTGGTTGCCGCCTCGGAGTCACTCGCCGAAGGAGCTGCGAACGCCAGGGCATCCACCGCGGCGATGCGGTCCCAGGGACAGCGCAGCGTTACGACGAAATGGCTGCCGAGCGGTCCCGCTCGATGAATCTCGGGCGCGCCGCCGCCGGGTCCGTGGAAGCGGAAGCCGTTGAACGAGCGGTTGCGGATCGTGGTGCGAATCGTCTCGGCCACGCCGTAGATCGCGCTGGATCCCAGCCCGAGAGGCTCGTGCAGGTTGAACCAGAGGGTCCCCAGGTGCTGATCGGGGCCACCGCCGGCCGAGTACTGCCGGGTTGCGATGTGCTCGATCCAGGGCTCGATGTAGCGGGTGTCGGCCTTGAGCTGGACCGCCATCGCGGTGGCGCCGCCGGCGTTGAACTGATCCCACAGCCACGTCCCCGAGAAAGCGCCCTCGAAGTTGGCGACCAGGATGTTCTGCAGGTCCTCGATCTCGCCTTGCCATCCCACGCACTACCCCCGCTCCACGGTGCCGCGGAAGAGACGCTCGAGCTTGTCGAGTGCCTGGTCGACGAAGGGCCCAGGCGCCTGCTCGGATCCGACCATGCGCCCGTTCTCACCCATGCGCCGGCCGCCGGCCAGGACGCCGATGTACGGAACCGCGTCGGTGACGAAGATGGTCTGCTCGAGCGGCGGATCGCCGATCGCGCGGCCGGCATCGGCGGCGTTGGGCGCGCTGTGGCGACCCTCGCCTGGGTCGTACCGGCGCTCGGAGCCGGCGGAGATGGTCCAGCCGGATACCGCGCGCGAGGTGTCCCGCGGCGTGCCGATGCCGCCGGCCGAGCGCGGGTCCTGGAGCATGTCGCGAAGGAACGAGAACGCGAGCGCGCGCCGCAGCTTCTGCGCCTGGTCGCGCATCGGCACGCCGGCGCCGGCCATGGAGCTCTCGAAGCTCACGCCTGGTTCCCTAGGGTTATGGACTGCCCGCGGTCGCCCTTGTGCGCGGCGGCGTGGCACTTGTAGACGATCGTGATGCCGTCGCCGAGAACCGGACCCGGATCGATCACCTCGAGCACCTTCCCGTCGAACAGGATCTGGTCGTCGGGGGTGAGCGCCGGGTACTCGGCGAAGGCGGACGTGAGCGCTGCGAGCAGAACCTTGGAGTCGCCGCTGCGGATGGTCGAGCCGTTGACCTCTTTGGCGCCGAACGACGTGACCAGAGCGGGGACGGTGTAGTCGGTGGGCGCACTCCTTACCCGCCCGGCGCCGGAGGGGTTGGCGATCCAGGTCGGTTTGCGCACGGTCACGAGCGATCCGTCCTCGCGCAGGGTCTCGGCGACGCCGCGGCGCTCGGCGGCGCGATCGATCGCCATACCGTCACGCCCTCACGATCCGGCCCACCGGGCGCAGGAGGCGCCGCAGGTAGCCTGCGATCACGTGGTAGGTCTTCTTCGTGGTCCCCGGGCTGAACCACTCGTACTCGAGCACGTCGATCTTCTTCCTCTTGAGGGCTTGACCCGCGTCCGTCGTGTCGATCAGCGTCTCGCCCGCCGCGGCGAGCTCGGCCGCTTCGAAGGTGGCGTGGATGTAGTCCGGCGGAACCTCGTCGCCGCCGATCTCTTTCCCGTCGGTGTAGGAGGCTCCCTCGCGCGGCCACTCCATCGCCTGGGCGCCGGTGACGCGCTCGCCGGGGAGCTGCGGGCCGTGGGTCTGATCGACGTAGAGCGCGCCCTCGCGCATCGCCGCTTCCTGCTCGGCTTCGGTCGCGAGATCGGCGAGCGCGGTCTTCCCGAACTTCGCCAGGTACTCGGTAGCGTCCTCGAGCTCTCCGTAGACCTCGGAGTTTTCGAGACCGGAGCCATCCTCGACGACGAGGCTCATCGGACCGGCGCCACCACGCAGTCGCCGCCAGCGGTACAACTGACGAAGTAGAACGGCCAGTCGACATCGAACGAGCTGCGCTCCGGGGTGGTATCGGTGACGGCTGTGGTGATCACCCCGTGCGCGGTTGCTCCGTACGAATCCACGCGCGACCAGGTCGCGATCGGATCGATGACGTCCGCGAGCGTGGCCCCGCCCCAGCCGGCGATGCCGGTCGTGTCCGTGGTCGCTATGGTGTTGGCGGCCGAACCTCCCGTGATCGCGGTCACCGTGAGCGTGGTGGCGTCTGAGGCGCTACACGTGACAGTCGGATGCGCTGTAGTACCGGCCCCGTAGTCCGATCCGTCGCCTACTCCGTCGGCATTGATGGCCGCGCACAGGTTGACGATGAAGAGCGCCGCGCTCGCGGCATCGTTCACCTCGAAGGAGGTCTCGACCGTTCCTGTCTCGGTGGTATAGACCGTGGCGCCGATGGTGAACGTGTTGCCGTCGATCGAGTTGCCGGTGAAGGTGAGCACCTGGCTCGCGCTCGCCGGTCTCGTTTCGATGGTGACCGCCGCGAAGCCGCGCATATCGAGCACCGCGCACTGATCGACGGCGAGCTCGGTCGCAGCCGCATTCAGGGCGCGGCTCCCGCTCGTTGGCGGTCTTCCGTCCCACGTCTGGCTGATACAGACGGCGTGCAACGAAGACGATCCCAGGAGGCAGCAGAGGGTGAATACGAGGCGCTTCATCGGGCGATCTCCTATCCCTTGAGGACGGTCATGACGCGACTCTCTTCTCCCACCACCTTGCGGATCGCGGACACCGCGGCGCGCCCCACTCGCGCCACGCCCAGGAGGTCGTGCTCGGTGGCCTTGCGCAGCGCAGATCGGCTCCACAGGCCCGCATGGGTGAGAGCCGCCACCTGCGCGGGGCTGAGACCTTCGATCTCCAGCGCCTCGGTCGCCGGTGGCGGCGTCTCGACTCCGAAGACGGTGAAGGCGATGCCCTCGGTCGCGTACGCGGCGCGGATCGAATCCAGGTGTTCGCAGCCGGGGAACGCGAAGCCGGGGCCCATCGCCTCGACTCCGAAGTCCCAGTACTTGGGGTTGCGGAAGCGCGGCTCGTAGCCATCGCCGAGGAGACGTCGCGCCTCCTGCATCCGCTCCGGTCGACAGTAGACGACGCACATCCTAGGCGGCACGAAGCACCTCCTCTTGCAGCATGAAGTCGAGGCACGAGCCGTCCGCGAGCTCGGCGCGCGACCAGAGCAACCCGGCGAGCCGGTCGAACCAGGCCGCGCGCTCGTCGTCGGTCGGGAAGCTGGGATCGGCCGCGTCTGCCAGATCGGTGTTCGCGATCGGCGCGTAGTTCGCCCGCGGTGAGCAGAGGACCGGAACGCCCGCGGCCAGCGCCTTGGTGCCCGACGTCGAGTTGTAGGTGACGACCGCGAAGGCATCTGCGATCGCGGCCTCGATCGAGGGCGATCGATCCCGCTCGGCGCCGGCGATCTCGATGGCACTCGCCGGATGCGGTCGCCAGTGCACTGGACGATCGCTCACGGCGCGCAGCCGCCACGTGGTCTCGCGGGCCCAGCGCGCCACGTCGGCCGCGTCGGCCAGCTCGTGCTGTGCGTCGCCGGGCTTCTGTCCACAGACGAGGATCCGCTCGCCGCCGGCGCGGCGCGGCTCGAGCGTGAACGCATTTCGACCGGGGGAAGGTGAGAGGGGAAACCAGCTCATGTCGTGCCACCAGACGCCGACTCGAGGCACCTCGTCACCGCAGTAGCCGGCGTCGAGCACCAGGACCGGGACACCGCGTGCGGCGTACGCGTCCCGCACGATGCGTTCCCGGCCTTGGAGTCCGTAGACAGCAACCGTCTCGAACTGAGCTTCAACCTGGTCCGGCGTGAAGACGCCGGCGCGCCGCCATTCGTAGCGATGCGCCGACGTCTTCGTCCCGTCTGCCAGATCCGAGAGGTACGGGTTGTCCGGCCTCCCGTAGATGCCGAACAGCACGGCGACCTAGTTGAAGATCGCGCGCACGCCCGCGAGGGACTTGTCGCTGGTCGCGGCCTTGTCCCAGTTGGTCGTGGTGCCGACCGCACCGTCCGTCGGGTTGGCGCCACCGCTCGTGACGTCCCAGCGGAAGCCCTTCACCTTGATGGTGTAGGCGTACTCGTGCTGGTAGCGGTAGGCCAGGTTCTCGAGCCCGGTGACGAGCTCGAACGCCACGGTCTCCTGCTCGGCCTCGGTCACCACCACCGCACCCGGCACCAGGCCGAGCCAGTTGTAGCTGTCGGCGAGCGAGCCGTTCGCGTCGTGCAGCGCCGGCGCGTCGATGACGACGAGCGGGCGGTTGAGCGTGGCGGTAGAACCCTCGCGGATGACGACGTCGGCGACGTTCGTGATCTTGTCGGTGATCGCCTGCGCGAGCAGGTCGTGGGTGGGCTTCGAGTGGCCGACCCAGCAGCGGACCTTCTGGCTGGCGTCGCCGAACTTGGCGAGAGCCGAGACCAGGTGGCCGTGCGTTGCGGTGTCGGGCGAAAGACCGGTCGCGTCGAAGTTGAGGGCCGACTGCCCCTGAATCGCGGCCTCCACGGCGATGAGCGCCGTGTTGATCATGTCCTTCATCTTCTCGCGCTGGGCGAGCTGGCCCATCTTGAAGCTGAACTCATCGGCGTTCTGCCCGATCTTCTTCCACGAGTCGAGGGTCTTCGCGACCGGCCCGATCTTGCGGTTGATCTTGACCGAGACGAACTCGTCCTGCGTCCAGTCGAGATCGCCGGGCGCCGAGACCGAGGTCACATCGCGGCGCGTGACCACGCCCGAGATGTCCTCGAGGAAGGACTCGTACTCGTAGTTGCCGCGGATCAGCCGCGACTGGAGGATGATCGTGTTCGCCGAGGCGGCGTTGAACACGTTGAGGTTCTGATCGGCCTCCTCGAGCATGCCCGAGTAGAACTGATCGTTGTAGATCTTGAACGTTGCGCCGGTGCCGATGGCCATGGTTTGTGTCTCTCAGCGCCCCCCTCGCGCTGTTTCTAGCCCGCTACGCCGGAAGCTCCTGCCAGGCCGAGAAGCCGTCCTTGCCCGCCTCGCGCTGCTGCGCGATCCAGGCCGATTTCTCGGCCGGCGTCTTGAGATCGGACTTCTTGGTGACGTGGCCGTTGCCGCTGCCACCACCGTCGCCGCCCTGAACTCCCGAACCCTTGGCGCCCGTGGTGCGGAGGATCGCGTCGCGAGCGGGGTAGGCGGCAACGAGCGCCTCGATGGCCTCGTCGACGTCCGCGTAGTCGCCCGGCTTCTTGCGGGACATGATCGGGTTCCCGTGCACGTCCCGCACGATGACTTTGCCCTCGTCCCCGAGCTCGAACTGCTTACCGAAGGTCGCCTCGAACATGTCGGCGGGAATGAGCAGGTTCTTCTGCAGGTACTGCGACGCGGCGATCTTGGAAGAGACCGAGAGGTTACGGATGACTCCGTTGAGACTCTCGATCGCCTTGTCGCGCTCGGTCAGCTTGGGCTCGTAGGTGTCGATCACACCCTTCTTGATCTTCTCGACCTCGCCCGCGTCGACCAGCTTGCGATCGCTGAGGTTCTGCACCGTCTCGAGCGCCTTGCGCGCTGCGTCGAGGTCCAGACCGTCATAGGCCGCCAGCTTGTCCTCGGACTGCTTCGCCCGCTTGCGCAGAGCGTCGAGGTCCCGCGAGAACGTGTTGACCTTGCTGACCACATCGCCGACGTTGACCGCCAGCTCCTGCCCCTTCTCATCGACGAAGACCGGGAGCTCGCCATCGAGCACCGGCTTGCCGTCGCCGTCCAGTTTGAGCTTCACGCTTCAGACTCCTCCCGGCCTTGCACCGGTGCTGTGCACGTACGAGCCGCGTTGCGCGGTCTGACGCTCGACCATGCCTTGCGCGAGGTGAGCGCTGCGATACACGCGCGAATACCACCACCGGAGAATGCAACCCTTCAAGAAGTTGATGCCCGGAGAAGGTCCCCGGGCCGAGCGCCTGGACCGGACAGCGCCGGCCCGGGGTGGAGGAAGACGAAGGAGTGCGGTTTTTACCGCGAGCGCGGTGACGGGGCTACGAGTTGATGCCCGAGAGACTGGTTAGGAGCGATCACTCGCCGCTGGACTTGCGGCCGGCCGGCGCGAGGTGGCCGAAGAGATCGGTCTCGACGAGAGTGTCATCGAGCACCGCTGGGTCGGATCGCTTGAGCTTCAGCGGATCGCGCTTCGCCGCCTCGAGATGGCGCTCCACGAGCTCGTCTACGCGCTGAGCTTCTGCCTCGCGTACCGGAGTCCCAGGCTTTTTGCGACTTCCTGCCATATCTCGTGTCCGATCCTGAAGTTGGCCTCTTCCGGGCTGATTTTACCACTCGACACTAGGGGCCCGAGGATGGCCCGCCACTTCCGCACGGAGCGCGCGAACTCATTCTGTAGACGCACCAGCGCCGCCTGCACGTCACCACCGCCCGGGACGAGCCAGTCGCCTGACATCGAGTAGGCGTTGACCTCTCCCAGGTAGTTCCTACCTACGGCGCGCATCTCGCGCAGGTTCCACGACGTCGCGAATCGAATGTCCGCGTCGGAGAAGCTCCCGCCCGACGGGTGGTTGTGGGTGAGCACACCGTCGGCCAGTTGCCGAGAGACGGACATCGGGATCCTCACCTGGCGGCGGTCTCCTGTCATCGAGGAGATCAGTCCACCGCTGCTATCGAAGGCGTACATGTGCTCGATCCGCTCGGCGTTGATCGTCCTCTCGACGTGGCCGAGGTCGGCGATCAGAAGATCAGATCGGCGCAGGAGCTCGCGGGCATTGGTGGGTAGCGGCGGGCGACTAGGCGTCTTGGGGCGTGGTGGTTTCGGCGGGCGAACGAGAGAGCTGTCGCTGCGCCGCAACGCGTCGAGCGTGAGGAATCGACCGTCCTTCGAGTAGAGACCCGCGAGTGGGAGCTTCCCCTCGCGGAACAGCCGCGCCCGCTCCGGTCCGAGCGCGTCGTCCTGGAACGCCGCGGTCTGCTTCTTGAGGAACTGCTCGTAGGTCAGCTTCGTCGACGGCTTCCCGTTGAGATACGCCTTCTGCTCGTCGGTGAGCCCCTCGAGCCCGAGCTCTTGCCAGCTCGCCACCCTGGGTATGCGCTGCGAGCGGCAGCGCCAGTGCGCCTTTCCGGGCCCGCCCAGCGCCGGCACGTCGTGACCCACCGGTTCGTTCTTGTGGCTGTACTCGAGGCCGTCGCGACGGATGCAGATGTCGGTCGTGCGGGAGTCGAAGGTGGAGCCCCAGACCCACGCCGGCACGACGTCGCTGTTCTCGACGTAGGTGGTCTGGCGGGCGCCCTGAGTGACGTGCCCGACCGCGGTGCGAACGACGGCCTCCGCGTCGCGGCGACTGACGTCCAGGCGGTCACGAACTCGCTTCATGATCTGCGGCACGGTCTCGCCCTGAGCGATGCCCAGCGAGATCGCGCGCTCGACGGCGTGCGCTGCGT